ATGCAGAAAGTCGCCATTATCCTCGACGCCTAAAATTTTGCTCTTATAACTCACAACTTCCCCTCCCCGACTTACCCCTCGACGTGGCCCAGCGTCCGATGAACCGACAGATTCAGCGGGGCTGCCAGCTATCGGCGTGTCGCTCGGCCACCTCACGTATATGGGGTGACCGCGCCTCTTTTCACTGCGACAAGATGTCGTCCGCGATCCCTAAATTACCGGCAGATCGAAAACGCTCTTTCCGCGTCGACGACCTGGTTCAAGCCATAGGGTTGAGCGGCATCTCCAAGAGCACGGTCCCCAAGCTGTGCAAGGACATCGATGAATGCGTCGGCGAGTTCCTGAACCGGCCGCTGACCGGCCAATGGCCCTATGTCTGGCTCGACGCTATCTTACCCCCCCCACACGTCATCGTAACGGGCGGTTCCATCTTTCACGGGAAAGTCCCGATAAGTCGCTATTGGTCGTGCGGACTGGAACACGAAGGAAGTTGAGATGATGCCTAGCGCAACCAAGAGGTGACCGATCATTAACTCGCCGTACCAAAACCAAGCACCCGCACTGGCACAAAAAATTGTCGTCCACATGACGCTAAGGATCACCATTATCTGGAACCGCTGGGCGGAAGGAAGCTTCCGCAATGGGTTATTTTCCGGGTCCATCACAACTTTAACTATCGACATTTTCAGTCTCCTTAGTAGCAGATAACGTTTGTACGTAACGTCGATGCACTTAGATCAATTTTAATAAATCATAGCGAAAAGAACCCCTGTCCGGCGTCAGTACCTTTGAGCCGACATTACCCAGGTGGGTCTCTTTGAATCTTTTTTTGGAGATCGATGGCGACGGAGGGGTGAACGTTCCTTTGAAAGACTTATCTTATTCAAACGACAAAATGCTCTCCAGGAAGGAGAGTGAATTTTGACGACGATGAAATATCGGAAACGCTTTATCCCTCCTCTACCGCTTTCTCAGCCCGATATCCATCAAGCAAATCTGGATAAACGATGCCGCAGGGGTCAGCACCTAATTGTCTGTCGATCGCTTTCGAACAATCAGCGGCAATTTTCCAACGAAGGTCTGAAACGGTTATTGCCCCGCCGAATCTTTCAATCAGCGTCTGCTTTTTATATCGCCCCTGTCGGACACATTTTCCGCAGGAGACATTCACGACATCGAGGGGGTAGTCAGATAGGCGCATCAATCCGTCAGCTTTTGCCACCATGACTTAGGCTCTGCCTCGCAATCCTTGAGTTTCGAAGCCATACATCGGCTTGCCCGCTCTTCGGCTTTAGCAATCTGCTCCCGCTCCAACTCCTGATCGCGCTTACATCCTCGGCTTCGCACCAAAGCGTTGTGACATTCATGATTGAACGATATTCCGAATGAGCAGCGCTGACCACGTGAGATTGTGTGAACGTTCACGCGGGTCCTCCTGCCCGGTTGAGGTAAACGGGTGGGGATAGCGCAAACTTTTTTTAGCCGCAGAATTTCCTAGGGGGGTTGTAATTGTAATAGGGAGTTGACATCCCTGTTTTTTCCACCATAATGGGGATATTAATTCCCTGTTATGGTGAGGCACGCAATGAACTGGACGATCAAAACGGCTTCGGAAATCGCCGGAATTCCGCTGGAAGACGTAAAGAGTTGGTGCCGTCATGACGCTTTTGTGCCCGGGGCTCCGCAGGATGGTTGGCGCCGTTTTGATGTCCCCGATTTACTGCGCTTAGTTGTTATCCGGCAGCTTCGGAGCGACAATTTCGCCGCCGGCCAAGCTGTTCGGATCGGCAACTCAACCAAGATCCGTGACATTTTCCGCGAGGATTATGATGCCGAACGGAACGAACTGACCCGCCAATATTACCTCCAAGTGTCCGTGTCTGGGGATCTCGAACGGGGCGGCTCAATCTATCAGTTCAACCTAGTGGAACCGGCTGGCGGCAAGGTTTCGATGGTCGATGACATCACGCTTGAGCCGCTGGAGCGGGTGATCCTGATCAACCTCAACGCGGCTTTTGCCGACCTCAAGCAACGCATGGAAGCCTACGAGGGCTGATCAGCGATGTTAGACCGTCTCCGCAACATCTTCGGCATAAAACGGCGCTCCCTAGAGGCGGGCGCTGTTGGTCGTCGGTGGGCGGATGCGCGGACGATCGACAACATCAATTCATCGATCGCCGCTGGTGGCCGAACCGCGACACGGCGCGCGAGCTACTATGTCACCAACAATTCATGGGCCGCGTCCGCCGTCGCATCGCTGGTGGCCAACATCATCGGCGCCGGCATTGTTCCGCGATCCGAGCATCCGTCGCCGAAGGTTCGCGAGGCCCTTGGAAAGCTATGGCTCCGATGGACCGATGAAGCCGATGCGTCGGGGTTGCTGGACCTCTACGGGCTGCAAGCCGCTGTCACCCGTTCGATGATTGAGAAAGGCGAAGCGTTCGTTCGTTTCCGTGCGCGCCAGCCGCTTGATGGTCTGTCGGTGCCACTCCAGCTTGAACTGATCGACCCGGAACAGGTTCCGATGGATCTGTCCCGCGATCTCGGCAACGGCGGGCGCATCCGCAACGGGATTGAGTTTGACGCGCTCAACCGTCGCGTGGCGTTCCACGTCTACCGGCATCGTCCCGGTGATGGCCTGTTCGGTTCCTCCCTGGAGACCGTCCGTGTTCCCGCGACCGAGATGCTTCACGTCTTCAAGCCGATCGAGCCGGGCCAGGTTCGCGGCCTGTCATGGTTGGCTCCGGTCATGCTCCGCCTTCACGACCTCGACGGGTACGAGGATGCGGCGCTCCTTAAAGCCAAAATTCAAAACATGCTGACCGCGTTCATCACGACGACGGCGGAGAAAACACACCCGTTAATCGGCGGCGCCACGAGCACCACGACGGCGGGAACATCCGACTTCGCAATGCAACCGGGTGCGATCCTGGACCTCGACCAAGACGAAGATGTCCGTTTCACCGACCCTCCCGTAAATCGGGACTATTCTGATTTCACCAAGAACCAGCTCCGGGCCATCTCCGCCGGCATGGGCGTGATGTACGAGCAACTGAGCGGTGACTATGCCGGGGTGACGTTCTCCAGCATCCGCGCCGGTCTGATCGAACACCGTCGGCGCATCGAGCAAATTCAGCACGGCATTGTGGTTTTCCAGCTATGCCGTCCGATCTGGAATCGCTGGATCGAATTGGCGGCGCTGTCCGGCGCGGTGCGTATTGGTCGCGATCTCGCGCCTTATCGAGCCGTCAAATGGCTTCCGCCGAAGTTTGAGCACGCCGATCCGTGGAAGGACCAACAGACCGAAATCTCCGCCATCGAGGCGGGCTTGATGAGCCGGTCTCACGCAATCGCCGAGCGTGGTTACGACGCCGAAACGGTCGACTCGGAAATCGCGGCGGATCACGCGCGGGCCGCGAAACTCGGTCTGGCGATCGGCGGCAAGATCATCACCGACAAGGATGCCGACGATGCCTGATTCCCACACCCCGGAACTGATCACCCGCGCCATGGCGCTGGAGCCGACAACGCTGGACCGCGAAAAACGGACGGCGACGGTCGTATGGTCGACGGGTGCTCCCGTCCAGCGGCGTGATTACGAGGGCCAATATATCGAACGGTTGGCGGTCGACGGCGCCGATCTGGAACGCCTCCAGGGCGCTAATGTGTTGGATAGCCATGATCGATTCCGGCTCGCTGGCGTCCTTGGTGTTGTCAAGCGCGCGTGGATTGAAAAGGGCCAAGGTTTGGCGGAGATCGAGTTCTCCCGCCGGGGCGAGGTCGACGCCATCCTCGATGACATTGAGCGGGGCATCATCCGCCATATCTCGGTCGGATACACCGTCAACGAATGGAAAGACTCCACGGATACTGCGACAGGTTCCCGCGTCCGAACCGCCGTGAAATGGACGCCTCACGAAATCTCATTTGTCGCGGTGCCGGCTGATCCCGGCGCGCATGTCCGCAACCTTGGAGGTGATCCCATGCCGGACGATATCAAGACGGGTGACGCGCCGACCCGAAATCGGGCGCAAACCAATGCCGAAATCCGCTCAATCGCGGCGACGGCTAACCTGGATCAAGCCTGGATCGATTCCCAGGTGGATGCCGACGCCACGGTCGATCAAGCCCGAGCGGCGGCGTTCGAAGTCATGTCGACTCGTGGTGGCGGTGAAATCGTCACCGACGCGCCTCGCGTGTCCGTGGGCACCAGTTTCGATGACCCGGCGGTTCGGGCCGGCTGGATGGGCGAGGCTCTGACCGTTCGGTTCGATCCGACGTTTAAGCCCAGCGAGCCGGCGCGGCAGTTCGTCGGAGGTACAACGCTTGGTTTCGCTACCGAGATCCTTCGGGCGTTCAGCGAATCCACGGCGGGAATGAACGCATCCGAAATTTTCGCGCGAGCGATGCACGTAAGCGGCGACTTCGCCAACATCTTCGGCGATTCGTTAGGTCGGACAATGCGAGCATCCTATGCGGCCGCGCCAGCCGGCATCAAGACGGTTGCACGCCAGACCTCGGCGCGTAATTTCCGCAACAAGACCCGTATCCAGCTTGGCGAATTCCCGACCTTGTTGGCCGTAAATGAGCACGGCGAATACAAAAGCGGGACTATGGCGGAAGGCAAAGAAACCTACGCCTTGGCGACCTATGGCAGGATCTTCGGGATTTCCCGCAAGGCTCTGATCAACGACGATCTCGGTGCTTTCGCTGACATGTCACGCCATATTGGCCAGGCGGCGGCGAACTTTGAGGCGCAACATTTGGTCGATTTGCTGGTCCAGAACAGCGGTACCGGACCGACCATGGACGACACCAACGTCCTGTTTCACGCCAGCCATGGCAACGTCGCCGGCTCCTGCGCGGCGATCTCCGAAGCCACGCTCTCCGCCGGTCGCTTGGCCATGCGGACGCAAACCGGCCTTGGCGGTACCCGGATCTCGGTTGTCCCGCGTTACCTGCTGGTCCCACCGGATCTGGAAACCACGGCGGAAAAACAGTTGTCCGCTATCCAGGCGACCGCGACCAGCGACGTGAACCCGTTCGCGCAGCTTACCCCGGTGGTCGAGGCCCGTCTGACCGACGCCAGCACCACGCGGTGGTATCTGACCTCGGACACGGTGGACGGGCTCGAATATGCCTATCTGGAGGGCCAGGAAGGCCCGCAAATCGAAACCCGCAACGGCTTCGAAGTCGATGGCGTGGAAATCAAGGTTCGCCTCGATTTCGGTGCCGGCTTCGTTGATCACCGTGGCTGGTATTCGAACGCTGGAGCGTAACCAATGGCGTCGCTATCCGACTTGCAGGCGTTTCGGGACACGCTGGAGGGCATCCGGTTCTCCGGTGTCCTGACCGTCGATTATGACGGCAAGCGTATTACGTACCGATCCCAGGCCGAGTTGGATAGCGCGCTCGACGCTCTGAATAAACAAATCGCGGCGTTGGAGGGCACGACTCGCACTCGCATCGTCCGCATCTCGACATCGAAAGGGCTCTAATCATGGCCACGAATTATGTTCAATCCGGCAACGTCATGACCTTGACCGCGCCTTACGCGGTGACCAGCGGCGACGGCTTTTTGGTCGGCTCGCTGTTCGCGGTGGCAACCGCCACGGCTGCGAACGCGGCGACGGTGGAGGGCCAGACCAATGGTGTCTGGGATCTCGCCAAGATCAGCGCGCAGGCATGGACGGTCGGCGCCAAGATTTATTGGGACAACACGAACAAGGAATGCACCACGACCTCGACCAGCAACACGCTGATCGGTGTCGCGGCTGCGGTCGCCGCTAACCCGTCCTCGACGGGCCGCGTGCGCCTCAACGGTTCCTTCTAGGGCGCGGGGAGTCCCCCATGAGCCCCGTCTTTCCTCGCGCATCCCTAAACCCTCCCTGGGGTCTACGGTGTGGCGGGGCTCGCTCAAATTCAGTTTCCGTGGGCTGCTGTACCAAGCATGGCGCCGGGGTTCCCACGGTCAGCCTCCTTACACCCCGGCGCCACCCTTTGCTTGACACTATCGCCAAGGAATAGGACCATCATGGCCGGTGCTCAAAACACCATGAAACAGGCGGATACCGCCCCCGATAGCAAGGCGGTCTTTCTATGCCCATATGCAGGTGCAGTGCGCTTGTGTCGGGAGTCCGCGAATACAATACCCGCGAGGGGAATAAGCGGGCGTGGCCTGTTTCACGTTTTGAGCTCCCGGCGCCAGGGCCGTCCCCTGGCATCCGGCCTCAAAAGCCGTAAACAGGAGCAAGACATGCAATCCGATAAAATCACCCGCCGCGCCGCTCTGGGCGCCGCTGGAGGCGCGTTGGCGCTTTCCGTCACCACCATGCCCGCGATCGCGAAGGCGACGCCTCACGACCCGGTTGTTGATCTCGAAGCCGTCATCCGATCCGAAATCGACGCCTTGAAAACGGCGCTCGACAACCTCGCGATCGACATGCGGACACAAGACCCGGCGACCACAAACTGTGTGACCTGGGAAACGCTCAACCATTTCGCGTCTGAAATCGAGACGGCGCTACACGGCGCGCCGATACGTCGGTCGGTTTCCGGCATGGCGGTGGCTTGCGAACCGCGTCATGTCACGTGGATGACGGCGGAAGAGCAGTCGAAGATCTTCGCGGAAATGGACCCGACTTACGTTCATCTCGGGAGGGACACATGAGCGGGTACAGCAAGGCGCGCGCCGAAGTTAAACCGGAAGCGCCAGCTCCGACGGTCATGGCGGCGATCGACCGATACTTCACTTTCAGTAACGCTTATTTCGGTATGCCACAAGAACACCGCGCGCCTGAAAAGCGTTATCGATACATTGAGCTTGCCCTTGCGATAGCCGATTTTCCCGTCGAGGATTTCGGCTCCGATCCACTCTTTATCGCCCTGAGAAAATATTTCGCCATTTACGACATCGATGATGACGACGCGGGCAGTGTGGTGTTTGAGGCCGTCCCAACCACGCTCGCTGGAATAGCGACAAAGCTTCGGTGGTGGTCGGGCACGACAGAGGCGATCCCCAACGAGTTTATGGAAACGCTTCTGCTGGCCTTGAAGGCGCAAGAAAACAGATCGCCGGACGTGTTCAACGGCAAGGAAGAAGTCAAAATGGAGGCGGCGGAATGACCAACCTCCGCCTTCGCATCATCACCATCATGACCGGCGCGGTCGGTGTCGCCATCGCGCTGGCGCCGGTAGTGAGGTAGGGGGCCGGATGTCGCAAACCAACCCCGATTGCATCCTGTTGACCGCTTCCGAAGCCAGGGCACGCCTTGGCTGCGGGGAAAAGGCGTTTCAACGGGCCGTGCGATCGGGGTTGCTACTTGGAAGACCATTACCGGGCGGGACGCGCCTCTACTTCACCGAGGACGATATCGCCGATTTCATCACCACTTGGAGGCGCGCATGTCATACGTCAAGCGCAGGCCGGACTCGCCGTTCTGGGTCTATGACTTCACGATCCACGGTCGTCGGATTCGAGGAAGCACTAAGACGACTTCCCGCCAAGAAGCCGAGGCGATAGTCGCCAAGCTTCGATCCGAGGTATTGCTCGGCATCACCCTCGGAAAGAAGCCTGAGATCACCTTGGACCAGGCGCTCGCGCGGCACTGGATCGAACACTTTCACGAACTGCGATCAGCGTCGCGGACGGCTGAAACAGGCCGGCACCTGATAGCGCACTTCGGAAAGAACACGGAGCTTTCTAACCTCACCAACAGCGCCATCGCGGCCTATGTGACCGAGCGGAAAGCGCGGGGCAGGGCGCCGGGGACCATCAACCGAGAACTTGCCGTCCTACGTGCGCTCCTACGGGTTGCCGAGCGTCGCTGGGAGGCGTCCGTTGCGCCGGTGGATTGGTCGACCGTCCGCCTGCGGGAAACCGCACACCAGGACCGCTATTTGACGCCTGCGGAAGCCAAGGCATTGATCGACGCGGCGGCGGCGCACCTGAAACCCATCATCAAATTCGCGCTTCTGACCGGGCTTAGGCGGGCCAATATCCTCGGTCTCGATTGGTCGGAGATCGACCTGCCGGGCCGCAGGGTCACCTTGCTAGTGAAGTCTGCCGCGACGGGCCAGAAAGAGCACACCTTGCCGATCTCCGATCCGATGCTGACCTTGCTGGCGAGCTTGGGGCCGAAGGATAGCGGGCCGGTGTTCACCTATCGCCCGGCACGAAGGGGCGGAAAGCTTGGTCCACCGCGCCGGATCTTGGACGTGAAAACGGCATTCCTCGCGGCTGTCAGACGGTCGAAAATCGCCCCCTGCCGGTTCCATGATCTCCGGCATACCGCCGCGTCATGGATGGTGCAGGCGGGCGTTCCCTTGGACGTGGTGCGAGATGTTCTCGGTCACTCGGATATCTCGGTGACGCTTCGATATGCCCACCGAGACCAGCGCGCGACCCTCGCGGGCATGAACAAATTGGCGTCACAGTTCGGTCACGAGGATGATGCCGAACACCCTCAAGTCATTGGAGGGAAGGAATAAAATGCATCTCACTCAACCAATTCGTAATGCGAGGGTCGGGGGTTCAAGTCCCTCCTGCGGCACCACCGCGCTTTCGCCAGAAGGCGCGTTACCACCAAAGATGCCGGCGGGCGACAGTGGATTGCTTAGCAATCCGCGAAAGCCATTGGTGTTCAAACATTCACCTGCTGGGGGCACCACCGCGCTATTGTAAGAAAGCGCGGGATCACCAGAGATCTTGTGAGGCGACAGTGGATTGCATGGCAATCCGCGAAAGCCGCTCGTGTTCAAACATTCGCCGTCCGGCAGCACCGGCGCGTTTCGCGAGAAAGCATGTGATTCCTAAAAACGCGGCAAGGCGACAGGGGATTGCGGGGCAATCCGTGAACGCCCTTGATGTTTAACTTCCGCCCTCCCGCCTTCGCTAGAACGCACCTATTTGGCAGCTATGTCAGTGGGCGATGGTGGATTGAAGGGCCTATCCGCATGCCCTTTGGATTCGAATTTCCACTGTCTGGGGGCGCAATCTTCTTGAGGCCACGGCGTCGTTCTTGGTCTTTGTGGATGCCCGGTGGTCAACGGTTTGGGGGGGCGAAGGGAGGCGGGCGGTATGATTTGCCGTTTGCAATCGGCGTTGCGGACCGGCTACCGACTCACGTATTGAGGTTGAACTTCGTGGATTTTGGATCGGAGGCCGAGATGTCCGACGATGATATGAATGCCGAGCGCCGGGAGTTTGAACGTCGGGATACTCGGATCGAGGCGGTATTGCATCTCGACCGCCCTATCGACGGTTTTATCGTGAACGCCTCTCTGGGCGGCTTCCTTTTTGAGCCCGTGGTGGATGTCGAGCCGGGTCGCGAAGGGACGCTCGAGTTTCTAGGAACCGCGACGGCGGTCCCTGTTACCGTCGTTGAAACCACGCCGCGCGGGACCCATCTCAAACTCGAGGCGGACGAGGATGTCTATATGGAACTGGCGTCGATGTCGGAAGATATGGCGGCGCTTTTGATCATCGCCGTCGGGATTAAGCCCTAAACCGCCTTGATGGCTGCTCGACTTAGACGATATCCGCCGGCAGATCGTCGATCTGGCGCTGGAATGCCCGGAGCTATCGCCGAGGGAACTGGCGGTCCGGTTCACCGACACGCGCGGTTACTTCGTCTCCGAGGCGTCGGTCTACCGTTTACTGAAGGCGCATGATCTG